TAGGGGAAAGGCGGCAGCAGGGTCACTAGCCAACTCCAAAACCTATGATGGGAGATACTACAAGGCCACTTATAATGGTACTGTCCTATTAGCTCACAGATTGGCGTGGTACTTACACACTGGAGAACAACCTCCCGGTGTCATAGACCATGCGGACGGTGACGGGCTCAATAACTGCTGGGACAATTTACGCGCTGCAAGTTCCAGCAGCAACCAGTGCAACATAAGCGCCACATCCAAATCCACATCCGGTATTAAAGGGGTGTTCCCCATACGTGGCGGAAAGCTCTGGCGAGCGGAGGTGTGTGTTAACGGTGCGCGTTACCAGAAACATAGCGCCGACCCTCTAAAGCTAGAGGGTTGGGTTAAAGCTAAGAGAGAATTGCTGCATGGTGAGTTTGCTCACCACTAATGAGGGGCACTATATGATTAAACCTGGCGACATTGTAGAAATACTAGAACTTGGTCCGGAGCCTATCGACCCCAGGTGGGCAGTGTACTTTGCACCAGGCACTAAACACATCGTACTTGCATACTACCCCGTTACTTGGGAGGTAGAGTTAGCTAACCCTGACAAGGATACTACAGACCCCGGGGATGGTGTTACGTTCTTCCTGGGGGAGTACAAGCTCGTTGATTCGTGATGTATAGGTGGACCCTTGGGTGGTGTAGGGTGTTAGGGTAGCATAGAAATACACTGGGGGTCAACTAAATAATTAAATAAAATTATTTGTTGACTCTGGCTTGATTCTGTGATTCCCAGAGAATTAATGTGATACGAGTAGGAACAATACAAGAGAGGCAACCTTGGCTAAAATTAGTTTGATTAAACTATTCACCAAAGAGCAGCACGAGGAAGTGCTGAGTTATTACAAAGACAACGCAGAGGCTGCTGCAGCCTATACGGATATGACGGACGGTAAATATCCCGTATCCCGCCAACTTGTACGCTACTGGCGCAGCATCTTCATGGATAACAAGGGGAGTAAGGCAAAGGCTAACAACGCCCTGATGCAAGCCCGCAAACTAATTCAACCCTCCCCAACGGATGACATTGGGGATACGTTTGTACCTGAAACCTGTAGACGTGTACTTGTTATCGGGGACTTGCACGAGCCGTATACACACCTAGACGCGTACGACTTTCTGCGCACTGTACGGGACGAGTACTGCCCGGACATTGTAGTGCAGATAGGCGACGAGACAGATGGGCACGCTATTAGCTTTCACGATAGCAGCCCGGAGTTGGACAGCGCTGGGGTGGAATTAGAGAAGGCCAAGCTCGGCCTGGAGAAACTGCACGGCCTGTTTCCTAACATGCTCCTGTGTGATTCTAATCACGGCTCCCTTGTATACCGCCGGGCCAAGGCTCACGGACTCCCTGTACAGTTCATTAAGAAGTACCGGGACATCCTGTTCCCGGAGCACGGGGCACCGGGGTGGAGTTGGGGTGATGCTTGGGATTTGAATACTCCGCTGGGTACTGTGCGATTCCAACATCAAGTATCTGGGGACCTGCTGCTCAACGCAGCCCATGAACGTAAGTCCATGGTGATTGGACACTTCCATGGGAAGTTAGATATACAGTATGCCGCTAGCAGCACTGCTTTGTACTTTGGTGCGCACTGCGGTTGTTTAATCGACAACAAGAGTCTGGCATTTGCTTACGGAAAGCTGTCAAGAAGCAAGCCGATTCTGGGGTGCATGGTGATTACAGATGGGTGCCCACAAATCATCCCCATGCTGCTTGACGATTCCGGAAGATGGGCTGATCGCAGCTAGTGAGCCCTGCATCTGCACGTAAATATCATTTGAACTAAACGAGGACGTAATTATATGACTATGAATGTACTGGCTTCTCTGAATGCACTGGTAGACGCGGCAATTGAGTCTCAGGACGTGGACATGCGTGAGACTGCACAGGGTGGTGCGTACGAAGACGTACTGCTGCCGAAGGGCGAATACTACGGCTACTTCACCGAGTACGTGGAAATTGGTAAGCGCCTGCCGACTAAGGGTGGTAAGCCTACTGGTAAGCCAGCAGTGGCTAACGTACGCATCGGCATTGTAGTGTACGGCCCTAACGGCGAAGTGAAGCGTATCCGCCCGTTCCCGATGGCTATCAGTAACTTTGAGCGCGCGGGCTTCAAGAAGTTCTTCGACAAGCTCAACTACGACAATAGCATTAAGCATGCAGCACAGCGTCTGGGGCAGGCCTTCACCTTCCCGATTGATGAACACACCAGTGCCGCAGGCAAGAAGTCTAACATCGTGGACCTGTCTGGTATCCGCCCGATTCCTAAGTTCGACCCGAACACCGGCGAGCCTATCAAGATGCCAGCCCTGGATGCCTCTGAGATTAAGCTGTTCCTGTGGAACAACCCAACCAAAGAGACCTGGGATAGCCTGCACATCGAAGGCACCTTCGACGACGGTAAGAGCAAGAACTGGATTCAGGAGGATATGTACAAGGCCGTAGACTTCCCGGGCAGTGCTTTGGATATTATGCTGAACGCTGGTTCTGTTCCGAGTCCGGCAGCTATGCAGGCACCTGCTGCTCCTTCTGCACCGGCGGCTCCCGCTGCACCGCAAGCACCGGCAGCCCCAGCTGCTCCAGTGGCTCCTGCGGCTCCTGTGGCGCCAGTAGCGCCCGCTGCGCCTGCTGCACCTCAAGCCTAATCTACCCTAACCTAAACTAATATGGCCCCGCATGGGGCCTTAGAGGAAGCCTATGAACATCATTACGTGGGTCAAAGAGCAATATGCTGTGTTTCTGCTTCTGCGTGCACAGCGCTTGCAGAAACGAGCAGACGACTGGCGCTGGGCGGCTAACTCCCACGCACACAGGGCAAGCCTTCTGGGTCCCGAGATTAGTGCGCAGCGTTATCACCTGACTCGCCAGTGCGCCAAGTCCCGCCGCCGTGCATACGCCCTGGGCGCAGAGGCTACGGTCACTGAGACCAAAGCCCACAATTTCATTTCAAAACACAAACTGAAAGGATTTGACTAATGGACCAAGTACTGAAAGCATACAAGAATCTGTCTTTCGCAGTTGGTGCAGCAATATGCAGCACTGCATTGTGTGGTGTACGTCTCAATCACTTAGACAATGTTTATGACGCTCTAGACAAGCTAGCGGCCCTGTACGGCATGGACCTGGAGCTGGCCGCTACGGCCTTCAAAGAGCACAACGACCTGGCGGTACACGCCGATAAGTTACGGGGCGACGACCTCGTGCTTATCCGCGTTGTAGGTACCCTCAGCATAGGGCTGGCTGAGATCGGTTCCTGTATTTACGATGCAGACCAGAGTCTGCGTACTCCGGAAGTAATCGGGGACATGCTCGGAACCGTGCTGGTGCTGTATGAACTGGAGGCTTGAGCATGCACGTACGTGTAAAGGCGTCTGCACCTAGGCACAGCTTTATGGCGCCTTATGCTGAACATGCCTGCAACCGCTGGTACGTAACCTTTATCCGGGAGGACGACCCTGGTACCATGTATGTGGTGCGCTGGGCCGCTAAACCTACCCGCAAGCAGGTTAAGTTAGCCACTAAATCAGTAGCCAGACTGGAGATTTAATAATGAGAAACACCCTTGCCAGAGTATTTTATTTTATGCTAGTAGCTCCTCTGGTCCCGGTAGTCATCTTGTGCTGGGTATTTGAGAAGGTAGAGAACAGCAAGGCGCTGACCGCCTGGGAATCCTGGGCGCGTAAGTTAACCAAGAAGGTTACGGGGGTCTAATGATTATCAACGGGGTTGACTTGTCCCAGCTTGATGCGCAGTTAGCTCCGCAGAACTCTGGGAAGGTTTTACTGTATGATTCGGATTTCGCCGTTTACAAAGCCGCCGCTACAGTAAAACGTCTGGATACAGCGATACGCCGCTTCTATCAGCTGGTGCTTGAGGACATGTTCCTGGTAGGCTGCTCAGAAGCAGTGGCGTATCTGACACCAGCAGGATGTGCTAAGTGCCTGCGCTGGCACCTGCCTACGGCTAAGCCCTATCAGGGGCAGCGCGCTAATCGACAGGAGCTACCACTCAAGGCGCCGTTGAAGCGGCACCTGATTGAGAATCCAGACCAGTATTCTGAGCAGGGTATTCAGATAGTCAGTAGCAACTACTTCGAGGCAGATGACCTGTTCGTGATGGACTCATACTCCTTCGGAGACCGGGGAATACTGATGTCCCAGGACAAGGATTCCTGGCTAAGCCCCATGGCCCGGTTCGATATCCCGACCGGAACCGTGTGGCCTGCCTTGGATAATCCCTTCGGTTGGATTAAGTGGGATGATACCCAGGCTATGCCGGTGCGAGCACACGGCACTAAGTTCTTCTGGTGGCAGATGCTAGCAGGGGATGACGCAGATAACGTCAAAGGCATCACATTGCTTGATGGGAAGCTCTGTGGGAAGCGAACAGCCTTTGATGCTATCTACCCTATTACCTCAGAGCAGGACGCCGCAGAATTCGTTGTAGCGGCTTACGCTCGAAACAACCAAGATGTACTCGCAGAGGCAGAATGCCTGTTCCTGCGGCGCTCCCCGTCAGATTCTGCATACCAGTATCTGATGTCACTGTTGACTACTCCCAGTCTACGGGACTGGGTGCATTCGCTGCACGAGTACCATAAACAGCACATACAGTGGATACAGGAGCATCCAGACAATGGCGAAGATGACTGCGAAGGAAATGAGCCTGCGGGCGATTGAGTTATACTACGAGGGGAAACATGATGAACTTGAAACTATTCTGGATGCGCTGCGTGAACGAGCACCCAAAACACATCGAAGAACGGTTGAGCATTTGGATTCTCTCATTCACGACAATGCTATGCTGGATGTAGTGGGGGAGATTCAGGTATGGTAGCGCGCCGTATAACACGGGGACAGGTCAGGGCCGTAACATTGAAACTGCTAAAAGAGCAGGATGGGTTGTGCTTAATCTGCGGTAAGCCCATAGAGTTAACGGCTAAAAGCACTTCCGGGGACGGTCCGGCACTTGACCATTCACACCGTACTGGGCACATTCGCGGGGTGCTGCACCGCTCATGTAACGGGGGTATTGGCCGAGCAGAGTCTGTGATAGGTCGGTGGGTTACAGGGTCCATGCAGGATGAGGTTGCTATTGTAGATGACATGCAGCGAATGGTAGACTATCTGCGCAAGCCTGAGACTGACTTGATTTATTATACACACAAATCCCCAGAAGAATTAGCGCAGGCACAGAAGCTCAAGGCTCGCAAGGCCAGAGCACGACGCAAAGCACGGGAGACTATTAAATGAATGATGTAGTAAACGCACCTAAGCACTACCAGTTATTCCCAGATCTAGAAGCTATTACAGTGATCGCCCGGAGTATGACTCAGGCGCAATTCTATGGATACTGCCTAGGGAACCGGCTGAAATACAGGCTGCGCGCCGGGAACAAGGATAAGCTGGAGCAGGACATTGCTAAGTCTGATAAATACTTGGAGTTGTATGAGCAGCACAATGGAAAATGTATTGACGCCTAGCGCGTGGTGTCACGGGATGTGGCAGAAAGCAGTAGAGCGGGGTGATGCTACCGCCGCTAAAGACTACCTGGAGATGTACAATCTCTGGGTGCGTCGCAATCAGTAGTTAGAAGTATCGGACATAACCAAGGAGACTAAGCGCCATGATTAGCGCCCTGAATACGGTTGTAGTACCAGAGGAAGCGCTGGTGAAACGCCAGCTGGAGCTTGAAGAGACCTATAAGATTCGCGGAATCGAGCGGGCACGTAAGCTGATTACTGACGCATTGCAGAACGGTGGGATTATGAGCCTGCCGATGACGCAGCGTATGCTCACCTCGGCATACGGGGTGGCTGCTGCTGCTATCGATGAGATGCGAAATGTCAAAGCCCCGGGCATTGGCGGCAAGTATCGCCGGTTCCTGCGCTTAATCCCCTTGGATGTCCTGACCGCCCTGAGTCTGTGCACAATGTTTGAGGCGTTCAGCGTCGCCCCCGGCGAGTCTGCTAGTCGCCGCCAGACTGCGCAGGCGGTAATGTCCGCACTGGGCCGGAACGTGCAGTCAGAGCTACTGGCTCTGCAGTTACGCAACGTAGCCCCAGCGTACATGGACCGAGTATATGAGTATCTCACAGAGCGCCGTACGAAGTCCCCTACGCACATCCTGCGTACGCTCCGTGCCAGTGCCGAGAACGTGCACTATGGGCACGAGCCTTGGACCAATGCCCAGAACATCTCCGTAGGGCGTCTGCTGTGTGCTGCAGTGTTTGAGACGGGCCTGTTCCAGTGGAAGACAGGTAGCGGGAACCTGAGCATGCTATACCCCGCAGACAACGTTATGGAAGCATTCCAGCAGTTAGTGGAATCTGCCGACACTGTAACGATGAAGCCACCTATGCTGGTCCCCCCGGTGCAGCACACCACTATGTGGGATGGCGGGTACCTTACCCCTATCGACAACCGCGGTACGTACCATAACTCGCACATCGACCGCGCCAGGCTGCGTGAAGTAGCTGAAGCATTTAAGTCCGCGGACGGCATCAAGAAGGCGCTTAATAAGGCGCAGGAAACCCCGTACCGTATTAATAAGCGCATACTGGAACTGGTGCAAGAAGCGCGCGCCCTGGGTATTGGGGTGGGTATGCCCCGCTCAGTTCCGGAGCCCAAGCCAGAGTGGTATCTGGACGGGGTGCCGAAAGAGAACTACACCGAAGAAGAACTGGACCGCTTCGGTGAGTGGAAGACGCGTATGTCCCTATGGTACAGCGCAGACCGTAAGCGCGTGTCTCAACTACGCAGCCTGTTGACCACGCTGGAAATGGCGGAGGAATTCAAAGATGAGAAAGCTCTGTACTTCCCAACCTGTGTGGATTGGCGGTACCGGTTGTACTTCAAGTCCTCGCTGCACCCTCAAGGTTCTGATTTGCAGAAAGCCCTTCTTGAGTTTGGTAGAGGAAAACCTCTGGGTGATCGCGGCTTATTCTGGCTCAAGGTGCATGTCGCCACATGCTTTGGTTATGACAAGACCCTATTCGAAGACCGCGCAGCTTGGGTTGATGCGAACTTTGCAGAGATTGAGCAGCTTACAGTTTCACCGTTTGATTGCCCTGCTTTCACCTCCGCGGATAGCCCTTGGTGCTGCGTGGCAGCCGCTATCGACTTGGTTAATGCTGTTCGTTCTGGATGCCCAGAAGAGTATATTAGCCGAATCCCAGTCGCTATGGACGCTACAAACTCAGGCGGGCAGCATCTCTCAGCGCTCCTGAGGGACCCCGTGGGCGGTCGTCTGACTAACCTGTACTGGGAGGGTAACGACAAGAAAGCGGACCTGTACATGGACGTGAAGCGCCGCACGGACGAGAAGGTGATACTGGACCTGGACAAGGAGGATTTCGTTATCCAGAGTACGTACTGGAGAGAGAACGAAATCACCCGCAGCATGACCAAGCGCCCCAGTATGACCTACTTCTACAGCGCCACGGTGCGTAGCTGCAGCGACTACATCTTCGAAGGCGCTTGCGCTGAGGGGTACGAGGGTACTGAGACTAACAGTCTGTGGAACTTGTCATGCTACCTGGCTCCGCGTATGCGCACTGCTATCGAGGAGGCGAACCCGGCTGCTGCAGCAGTTATGGGATACTTGCAGAACCTCGCTAGACGTGTACCGGCAAGCCAGCACCTGCAGTGGTATACGCCGCTGGGCGGACTAGTAATGAACCGCTACACGCAGCGTGAAGAAGTGCGCGTACGTATTGACTGTATGAACCTGTCAGCAGTGCTGGTACACAACCGAGATTTCAAGACCTGCAACAAGCGCAAGGCAGCCTCCGGGATTGCTCCGAACTTTGTGCATAGCCTGGATAGTACGCACTTGATGATGGTGCTCTGTGCTGCGGAAGGGTTGGACATTGTGCCTATTCACGACTCGCTGGCTACGCATGCAGCTGACATTGATACTATGCACCGACACATCCGCGAACAGTTTGTGCGATTATACGAAGAGCATGACCTGCTTGGAGATATTACTCGCGCCGCTGCTGCAGCTGGGGCGGACTTAACGGACCTGGATATGCCTGAGGTGGGCACCCTGGACATCCGGCAAGTGCTAGAGTCCCCGTTCTTCTTCTGCTAAAAATTTAATGTTACAGGAGTAGGGATGAAGTTAAAACACACTAGTAAAACTTCCGACTACACTCTCAGAGTTCTGTATAAGTCTGACGACATTACAGACGCAGTGAAGCAACTGCATGAACTGGGCCACGGCATTAGTCGGGGCCTGGCTCCAGAGCAGCACTACTGGAGGGTGCTGGGAAGTATACTGGGTAAGCAGTATATACTAGGAGTCTATGACTCCCAAGGCGACTTAGTCGGTGCTGTCAGCTACTACCCAGAGGCTGTAGAGGACTGTCATTACGTAGAGCCTGTGCTGTATACAGACTTCTTCGTATTGAAACCGGACAACGGCGCGGCAGTGTCTGTGATTATGCAAGGCCTGCGCGCAATAGCCAAATACATGCGCGCTGGGCGTATAGCCATTAGCCGGAGTACATCGGATAACACGTACAAGACAACTTATCATTTAGTGAGGTCAGAATGAGTGGTGGTAATTTAGGTAAGCTGTTAGGTAAGGCCACGGACATGCTCGGCCTTACTGACAACGCAGGATTAGAGGCGCAGCAGCGCTTGGCAGAGCAGCAGGCCAGCGCAGCAAAACAACAGGCTGCCTTAGAGGCTAATAGCGCCGCAGATAATATTGCTGAGATTGACCCCGCAGGGGCTGCCTCTGCATCTGCAGATGCAATTACGTCTGAGCAGAAGAAACGGCGACAAGCAGGGCAGAGCAATCCTCTGGGCCTGTAAGGGGGCAGCTTGGAACAAAAAGCAACATTAGCAGAACTATTTAAGAAGGACCAAGACGCAGGTGTCTTGGATGCCTCTGAGAAGTTCGCGCAGTGGACGCTCAGCACTATCTTTACCCGGGACGATTCCCTGGACGGTAGGCGCAGGCCGCTGGAGCGTGACTACCAGAGCACCGGCGCGCAGTTGGTCAACACTGCAGCCACTAAGATTGTAGGCGCACTGTTCCCACAAGGCACTAGCTTCTTCCGGTTCTCCAAGAGTTCGGACCTGGACGAGTTCATTAGTTCGCTGGGCAGTGCAGCTACGGCAGAATCTAAGCTGGCTGAGGTAGAGAACACAGCGTCACAGAAAGTATTTGAGAAAGACGGTTATGCTGCGAAGTTGCAAGCCGTGAAGCTGCTGCTGGTTACAGGTAACGCGTTGGAGTATATTGATGAGAGGACAGGTAAATCCATCGTCTACTCAGTCCGTAACTTTGCCGTTCGAAGGGATGGCAGCGGGAACGTCCTGCGACTCATTATCAGAGAGCGCGCAAGCGTCCAGGACCTGCCAGAAGATTTCCGCGGCACATTCTACCGTGACAAAGACCCATACGGCGACGTTGATATCTACACTGCCGCTTGTCGCAAGGTTAAGCGGACAGAGGACGGTGCAGAGGTAGTAAGCTACGCGGTGTACCAAGAAGCAGACGGGCACCGCATCGGAGACAGTAGCACCTATCCGGAGCTGGAGCTTCCCTACAACGTGCTGGTGTGGAACCTTGTTAGCGGTGAGCATTACGGTCGCGGCTTGGTAGAGGACTACGCCGGGGACTTTGCTCGGTTGTCGGTACTATCGGAAGCATTAACTAACTACGAGGTTGAGTCTGCGCGGCTAATCCCGCTGATTGACGCAAGCTCTGGGTTAGACGTGGACGAGTTCTCAACGTCGGAGACTGGTGAGGCTGTGCAGGTGGGTGGTGGCGGTTCAAACGGGAACAGCAAATCCCCCGTCACTGCTTACGAGGGTGGCTCTGCCCAGAAGATTCAGTGGATTGCCAGCAACATTCAGATGCTCGAACAGAAACTATCGCGTGCGTTTATGTACACCGGTAACTCCCGGCAGGGCGAGCGCGTCACGGCCTACGAGATTCGCCAGAATGCCAAAGAGGCGGAAGCCGCTATGGGTGGCGGGTTCAGTATCCTGAGCGACACATGGCTGCGTAAGCTGGCGTACCTGTACACTGCGCTGGCATACCCTCGCTTTAAGCTGTACCTCAGTGAAGGCGTGGTGAGCATCAACGTTACTGTGGGCACCTCTGCACTAGCTAAAGCCGCGGCAGCGGACAAGCTGTTAGAGGCGGCACAGTCCATGCAGCTGGCTATCCCGGTGCTTGAGCAGATTACTCCGCGCTTCAACAAGGATGCGTGTGTAGACTGGTACTTCGACGCCTATGGTATCGTCAGCGAGCCGTTCATGTACACCGAAGAGCTTCTGCAGCAGAAGCAACAGGTTCAAGACGCGTCTGCCGATGTATCCGCAGGTGCAGCACAGGACCAACTCCAGGGCTTGACAGCAGCGGACCCGACAGTAGCAGGTAAGCAGCTGGGCTTATTACCAAGTTAACAACAGAGGCATAGATGGATAACGTAGAAAACGGTCAAAACGTAGAAACTACACAGGTAGAGAACCAAGGTGGTCCTAAGATTCCGGGCCTAGGTGCTCCCCTTAGCGCCCAGAACAATCAAGGCGTGCAGGATGCACAGACACCTACCCAGCAGCAACAGGGCAAAGATTCCCCTGACCCTGCTAAGATTCCTCTGGATATCGAAGCCCTAAAAGCGGCCCAGGATAAGGGTGGCGATAGCGCTAAAGAGCAGCCCCAGGAGCTGGCTAAGACTGGCAACCCGACGATTGACGCCGGTGTAGCTATGTTGCAGAAAGTCTCTGGGTTAACTGACTCTGATATGGTGCGGGCACTTGGTAAGGCCCTGGAGTACCAGGACCCTAACCTAATCGATACGGCTTTCATTAAGGAACGTTTCGGAGAGCACGCTGCTTATGCAGAGTTGCTGGCTAAAGCGTACCTGGAAGACCAGGTTGGTCAAGCCACCAAGGCAGTACAGGAAGCTTACGATATTGTAGGCGGGAAGGAGAACTGGGAGGTAGCAGCGCAGCTGTTTAATTCCAAGGCTCCTGAACCTCTTCGTAACGCGGCTCGTGTACTCGCTAACTCGGGTGAGCTTAAGCAGGCCGCTGAGTTGGTGGCGAGCTTCTGCCGGGATATGGGTCTTATCAAGACACAGAACCCAATGGTACGTGGTGTAGCCAGCAACAATGCACTGTCTGCTGCGGAATTCCGCGCAGAATATACCAAACTCCGTCAGGAAGCGGGCAACCGTAGCTTGGCGTCTCCGCAGTTCAGTCAACGTTATAATGATTTGCTCGCACGCCGTGAAGCTGGTAGGCGCGTAGGTCTTTAATACTTACCAATAATGGAGATTAATCTCTTGCAAGAACTAGCCAATCGCTATACCTACACAGAAGATGGGCGCTTGATTAACAAGGCTACTGGACGCTTCGGGGATACCTACCAGAATAACTGGGGATATCGCCGCGTGACCTGGGACCGTGGGGTACTGGGTCGGGTACGAGAATATGCGCACCGGCTTATTTGGTTCATGCACCATGGGGCTATACCCGAGGGAATGATGGTGGACCACATTAATCTGGATAAAGCAGACAATCGAATCGAGAACCTGCGCCTAGTTGATAAATCAGGCAACGCTCAGAACTCTGTGTGGAAAGGTTATTGTTGGGATTCCCGCGCTAACAAGTGGCGGGCCTACATAAAGCTGGGCGGTAAGACAACACACCTCAGGCATTTTGACTGCAAACAAGCAGCGCGGGATGCCTATCTAAAAGCTAAAGCGAAGATGCACACCTATGCATCTGCTAATGTACTTAAATAAGGAAAGTAAAATATGGCCGACACTATCTATAAAGGTAATCTGACAAGAGCCCACTGGGGCGGCGCGGCGTCTGACGTAGATATTCACCTGGAAGTGTACCAGAACGAAGTGGATACCCGCTTCCAGTACCAGGCCCTGTTCCTGGGCCTCTCCAGCCAGCGCTCTATCAGCGGTTCCAACACCTACCGTATTGACCGCCTGAACACCTCTTCGGTGAAGGGTCGTCGCTCCGGTGAGGCGCTGGATAGCACTCCGGTCCGTAACGATAAGATGATTATCGTGGTGGATACGGTGCTGTATATCCGTAACCCGATTGACTACCAGGATGACTGGACCGGTCCGGACTTCCTGACTGAGATGGGCCAGAACAACGGCTCGGAGTTCGCGGAGACCTTCGACCAGGCGCACCTGATTCAGCTCATCAAAGGCCGTTCCTGGGTTGCTCCGGCGCACTTGAAACCGGCATTCAACGACGGTATCGAGGTGGGCGCAGCTATCCTGGTCCCGGGGGATGCCTCTTCCACGCAGCTGACCCAGGCTGAGATGGAAGCGAACGCCATGAACATCAACCTGGCGCACAAGGCTGGTATTGATGAACTCATCAAGCGCAAGACCCCGCTGGCGGACATGGTCACTCTGGTGGACGTCGATACCTATTCGCGTCTGCTGGAGCATCCGAAGCTCCTGAACATTGACTTCGGCCCGTCCAACAACGACGGTTACAAAGACCGCCGTGTAGTGAAGATGAATGGCGTGCCTGTAGTTGAGTGCACTGAGTTCCCGACCACTGTTGGTACGCACCCACTGGGCTCTGCTTACACCGTCACCTCTGACGACGCGCTGTGCCGTATGGTGACTTTCAGCAAGTCCAAGACTCTGGTGACTGTTGAAGCTAAGCCGTTCACCTCCCGTATCTGGGACGATGAGCGTGAGTTCAGCAACGTGCTGGACTGCTACGCGATGTACAACATCGGCCTGCGTCGTCCGGACACTGCTGCAGTGACCAAGTTCACCTTCACCACCAAGTCCTAATTGGAGGTTCAATGGCAGTAATCGCTACGTTCGGTCTGGAGACTCTCCGGGCCAATGCAGCTCAGCGGGAGGCGGTTAAGGCTGCCACCGATGTAGCGAAGAACATCCAGGTGGCTTCGGTTGAATCTGGCCGCAAGGCTACCAAGAAAACCCGTAAGGCGGCTGACGTAGCCGCCGATACTGCGGAAGAGTAATACGCGCCCCTGGTGCCTTCGGGTGCCAGGGGCTTTTTGTCCCTGTCTTAAGGGTCCAAGGGGTCTTTAATAGAGGAACAAATATGGGTATTGAAACTAAAGTCTACTACGATGAGACCGGCCCAACCTGCCCTCGCTTCGCAGTAAAGTGTGGTCGCGGTAGGAATGTACGCCGCCCAGGTGATGTGGCGGGGTGGTTGGTATGCACGGCAACAGGTACTCTATGGTTGGACGACTGTTGGCGCACAGAGTTGTGTGGTTCTTACACAACGGGTATTGGCCTGATACCATAGACCACACTAATGGTGTGCGCACAGATAATCGGATAGAGAATCTGAGAGATGTAAGTCAGGCGCAGAATTGCACAAACGTGAATGGCGCGCGCGGCTTCTCTTGGAGTGAGTCTCGCAAAAGATTCTGCGTAGTGGTTAAGGGTAGGAACTACGGCAGGTACAGTACTATCCTGGACGCTCGGGCCGCCTATTTGAGAGCAGCCCGGGAAGTTTTCCCTCTTAAGAACATTGGGGGTGGTTTATCCGCGAATTAGATGCAGTAAATTTAACACTAGAGGCGCTTGGGGAATCCCGGGTTATGGATATATCTACCAGCAACCCCAGTGCGGGGTTAGCTCGCTCTGCGCTTGCGCGCAATCGTCGCGGGTTACTAAGCACGGGCTTCTGGTTTAACGTGGTAGAGCGCGAAGTCACCCCCACTGCCGACGGATTTATCAAAGTCCCGTGGAACCAGCTGGCCGTATACGATGCTGGCTCTGACTCCAAGTACGGGGTACGTGATGGGAACCTGTACGACCTGATGGAGCAGAACCAATACTTCGACAGCCCCGTTAAGCTGAAAATAGTCCTGGACTTGGACTTTGAGGACCTGCCGGAGCATGCAGCTATGTGGGTGGCTAACTACACCACTGCACAGGTATATCTCAACGACTTGGGTGGTGATAGTAACTACGCTAATTACGCACAGGAGGCTGAGCGCTACAAGAGTATGGTGCTGCGCGAGCATCTGCGCAATCAGAAGTTCAGCACCAGCAAGACACGCTTTGCACGCAGAATCCGCCGCGCTCGTTTTATGGTTTAAGGAGAGGTTATGGCACAAACACCTATACGGGCGTTAGAAGGCACAATTCAGAGCTTGCTGCAGGGCGTCTCCCAGCAGGTTCCGAGAGAGCGCCAACCGGGACAACTGGGGGCGCAGCTGAACATGCTCAGCGACCCCGTTTCCGGTATCCGCCGCAGACCTCCAGGTGAGATTGTCTGGGAGAGTACGATTGATAATCCAGGGCTTGATTCCCTGTTCACTGAATACGTCGAGCGTGGAACTGACGGCAGGCACCTGCTGATTAATACCAGCAATGGTAACTGGTGGTTGCTGGCTAAGAACGGAAAGACCATACTCAATTCCGGCAACGACCCATACTTTATTACCGCCGTAGGCCAGACCTCTTTGCAGACCGCAAGTATTGCTGGGTTGACTTATATCCTGAATACGGAGATGGCTCCGAACACAACCGTGGACAACACTGGGCGTATCGACCCAAGCACCACAGGGTTCTTCTACGTTAAGTCTGTAGCATTCCAGAAACGTTGGAACGTCACAGTTACTTCTGCGGGGGTAGACTACTTGGGGGACTATACCGCCCCAGCTGCTGGGAGTACCAGCGGTAACGCTGAGGAGGTATCGGGGGCCTATGTTGCCCAGCAATTGCGGGATTCCCTTGTAGCGAGCGGACTGCCGGCTGGGAATGTGAGCGTACGCGGTGCGTACTTGTTCTTCTATGGGTTGAGCAACTGCGTGGTATCCTCTGACGCTGGTGATACGTATGCTGGAGTGTCCAACCAGTCTCGTGTAGACCAGGAGCAGGACCTGCCTGCGCAGCTCCCGGCGCAAGCTGACGGGGCGATGTGCCGTGTAGGTACAGCCTCGTCTGAGACGGCGTGGTATCAGTTTAGCTACAGCACCCGCACCTGGTCTGAGGTGGGGGCGTACGGTAGCATCACCAAGATTACGAACATGCCCAGAGAGCTCGCCGCGGATGACAACATCATTGCGCGCGATTGGGAGGGGCGCTTAGCTGGTAACGACGATAACAACAGTAATCCCGGATTCGTAGAGAATGGCTACATCACTGGTATTGCAGCTTTCCAGGGGCGCCTGGTCCTGCTTAGTGGTAGCTCCGTGGATATGTCAGCCTCGGGCCTGTATCAGCGCTTCTACCGCTCTACTGTGACTTCCCTGCTGGATACAGACCGTATCAGCATTAGCTCTGCGTCTGCACAGGACTCTGTGTACCGCACCGCTGTGCAGTTTAACCGGGACCTGGTCCTGTTTGCTAACAGCATGCAGGCGGTTGTGCCGGGCTCTGCAGTGCTTACGCCTACCAACGCAAGCATCAGCATCACCAGCACCTATGATTGTGACAGCCGTGTGACTCCGGTGATGGCAGGGCAGACAGTAATCTACCCGAACAAGCGCAACGACAGTTACGCCGGTATTCTGGAGTTAATCCCGTCGCCGTACACCGCTGCGCAGTACACTACGCAGGATGCCACGGTGCACCTACCTCGGTATATCCCAGGCAGGGTATTGCAGATGCAAAACTCCAGCGTCACCAATATGGCCTTCTCGCGCATGTCTGGAGAGCGTAATAACCTGCTGGTCTACGAGTTCATGTGGGGCGGGAGTGACGGCGCTAAGATGCAGGCGGCGTGGCATAAATGGTCGTTCCCGTATCCAATCCTGAGCGTACAGGCGCTGGAGGACGAGGTGTTCTTGTACATGCAAGGGCCTAGTCCCAGCAACAAGCTCCTGATTGTGTCTATGGACCCGCGTGAGGGTTATCAGCTGAGCTCAGAATACCGCGAAGCCTACTCGGATTTGCAGAAGCAAGTTCAAGTACAGGAAGGGGTGTTCACTGTTCCGGCGGTATTGCGCCCGGTTGGGTGGGCGGACAACTACAAGGAAGAGCTTATCCTAACGTACTTACCCAGCAACCCTATGGGGCCTACTGAGGTTGGCATCAAGGAGATTGCCGGTGAGAACACCCTACGGGTTGTGCGCGGCGTACCTGATGGTACTTATGTAATCGGGAGACGTTACCGTAGTACGTTCACGCTAACTACGCCTATTCTACGGGACCAGAATGACAAGCTCGTGGGAAGTGGGCATGTGCGCCTGCTGCGCCTGGACGTGGCAGTACGTAACTCTGGGCACTTCGACGTACGGGTACTAGACACCCCGCGGGACGTAAATTGGGGTGGAGAACTGACTGGTATCCTGATGAACTCAAAGGAGCTGACGCTTGGGAAGGCTCTGCGTATGGACTTGGCTACGATTACCGTACCGTGTCGTACTAACGCAGACACGACCGAGGTGTCATTATTTACTGAGGGTTCTATGGAGCTGAACGTGCTGGATATCTCGTACATCCTGCGCTACAACCAACGCAGACGGAGAATTTAATATGTGGTGGATGGTTGCGGCCATGGCCGCTAAGACCGTTCTGGGGCAGAGTGCTCAGATTGAAGTGTCCAAGGCCAGGAACAAGGCTGTGATTCAACAGACAGCCAAACAGCTAAACGACATCGCGCTACAGCGCGCCCAGTCCAGGGACCGGACTGAGGTGTCTCTGTTTAACATCCAGCAGCGGAAGCTGCAGGCACAGAGCCAAGTAGGACTGCAGGCAGCAGCTTCCGGCACTATGGGGGCCTCTGTTAAAGATGCCGTAGCCACGGTGAACACTGTAGCCGGGCGGCAAGGGGCCAGCGTGCGTGACCAGCAGGCAACTCAGGAAGAGGGTTTCCGTCTAATGACGGACAAGGCCGTGGACAGCGGACTGGCTAACATGGACATGGAGGACCCCTACGATGACATGTTTAACTCATTGCTGAGTGTCGGGGCATCTGCCGTTGGACAGTACGCTGGTAACGCTGCGTCGTCTACTGACTCTGGTAGCTCAACACCCAGAAGTGGTGCAGCGGCTACCCAGAACACGGCGTCCTCCTATGATTTATGGGGGAGTAAAGGTAACAGCTCAGTTCATACCTGGTAACTTAAGAGGAATGTCAAATGCCTGTGATTCAACCCAGTAGACAGGGGTTAAATATCGGAGGAGTGCAACTGCAGTCCAACGATGTTAGCTTACCGTCAACGGTAAGTGGGGTGTCTGTTGATATCTCAAAAGCAAAACGCCTAGCTGCCCTGTCCGGGTTCGTGCAGGACTTCGGCGTAGGGTTTGACGAAGCAGTAAAAGAAAACGCTGCAGCCGCCACGGTGCGCGGCGCTATGGATGCCCAGGGCGCAGTAGATGCAATGGCTTCCAAAGATGAGGCTGTACAGAAGCAGAACATCTTCGTACGTGAGGCCTATCAGGATGGCTACGTATCCGCCGCCGCGTACGACTCTCTAGCCAAGTGGCGCACTGATAGCATCGCACGAGCTAAGAAGGCCGCCGAGTCAGGACTAACTGACGAGGAATTTCAGCAGCAGGAGCAAGAGCACGTCCAGTCAATGTCAGACAAGCTCGGTATGTATCTCCCGGATATGTCCAAGCAGTCTGCTACGAATATACTGCAGCAGCTCCGTGCCACCAGCATGGCAAACTACACAGCCTTCCAGAAAGGTCGGGCTGCGTATGCCCTTGCCCAGGCTGACCGTGCTCTCGACCGTGGACTGAGTGCGTCCAGCGATGAGTTCTATCAGCGTTTGCAGGCAGGGCAGGGTACCGCTGCGCAGATGTCCATTAAGACGGGCTTAGACAGTATCCTGGCTGCGGAGCACTTGGACAAGAACAAGAAGCTGGACCGGGCCAAGCAGTACCTGGTTAGCGTAGCGCAGCAGACGCAGGACCCGCTGGTAATTAACCAGCTGCAGGAAATGGCCACCAAGGAACTGGGCGTCAACTCCGTGGATGTCAACGCAGCACTGTATCAGGAGTTCAAGCGCGCCGGTGCTCAGATTGAGACACAGGCCCGTTTCGAAATCTCTGATGCAATCCAGTCTCTTGAGGGGCAGACTCCTGAGCAGCAAGAACAGACCATGGCGCGTATTCGTAGTCGTGTCATTGAGCTGTCGGCATCTGATGTACTTAGCGCCGGGACCAGCATGGAGTTCTGGAACAAGGCCCAGACCATTCGAGAGAAGGCGGCGGACACCCAAGCATTGCGCACAGCAATTACCGGGAATATGCCAAGCTCCACTCTGGCGGGGATGTACAAGGGCGACCTGGGTAGGGCACGCAACGAGTTGCTCAAGAGCTTTCCGGACACCCCGGAAGGGAACCTGCAGCTGCTGGCATACGGAAGCAATAGCAAGGATGCGTGGGCCGTCAACGAGGCGCACAAGCGTATGTCTTCGGACATGGCACGTACACTGACTACTCTGGACCAGCTCGGTGAGGACGGTGAGGTTTCCCGTGAGAACGTCAGCAGCATCAACTTGTGGGCACAGGCTTATAGCACCAGTACGGATTTAGGGAAGATGGCTCTACTGTCTGAGGTTCCACCCGAATGGCAGGGGGTGGTGCAGAAAGCTATCGCACAAAACCCGAGTAACGCCAGCAACACTATCTTGGATGACCTGCGGCGCCAGGCGCGTAACAAGGCCAGTGGCCGCTACAGCAATATCCAGAGTAACCCCACGGACAAGATGGTGGACCCTAGCGGCACCAGCAACTGGTTCAGTTTCTTTGGTGACGCCGATGCTCAGCGCCAGGAAGCGCGCGCTGCTATGGAAGAGGAGTACCGTTATACGTACAGCCGCAACCCAGAATCCCTGGTGGGTAAGGATGCCGAGGACATCAACACGATGCTCAAAGGTAACATCCAAGCCCGTAAGCTGGAACTGGAAATTGCCGGTACACCGAGGCACGTGTATCTGCCTGCTGGTACCTCTCTGCAGTCTATCATGGGTGACTACAAGGGCGACCAGGAGCAGTTCAAGGCTACCCTGCAGCAGCAGATTCAAAACCAAGTCCAGGCTATTACTGACCCCAGCAACATGGAACGTGTAGTGGTACAGGCCGCCACCGCGGGCAATGCGGGTCAGAACATGACCGTAACCGTGTTCGACAAGAAGGGTACATTCCAGACTATGTCTGTGAACCTTCGCGACGTTCAGGCTACTGCGCAGGCTGCGTATGATTCAGCACTGGCTGGGGAGATGAAGATTGGTAGCGAGCAAGTAGGTGTACGTCCCGCCACCTTCTACGACCACGATAACGGACGTGCTGTCAGCGTACAGGTCAATGGCCGTAATGCAGTTGGGCTGGAACCGTCGCTGTTTAGTGACATCCTCACTACCACTATGAAGTTCGAAGGGTTCCGAGAGGGCAAGGGCAGGGGTAGCGTAGGTTTCGGCCTGCACGTTAACTCTGGCATGCCGGTCCCTCAGAAAGTAACCATTGACGACGGTATCAGTATCCTCAAATCCTCTATGGAGAAGCAGTACGTTCCGAACGTGCAGAAGCAACTCAAGGGGCAGGGTTTGAATGCCTCCGACGAGGCGTTAAAGGTTATGGTGGACCTTAACTATCATGGTGGTAACGGTAGCTCTGGCCCCGTAGCAGAGGCGATGGCGCAGGTACGCAAGGCTGCTAAGTCCCCGGTGGGGGCGTATCAGTACCCTGTATCTGAGGCCCAGGGTAGGGCTTGGCAAGCGCTGCGGAATACCCCGGCGTACAAGCAGGCCCAGCCTGAGCGTAAGAAGTACCTGGAACAAAACCTACGTGATTGGCTATTTGAAGCAACGCACTAACCAGAGGCCCTTCGGGGCCTCCCCTTATCAAAATTCTTTTAGGAGATATTATGGCTCAGTTTCTGAACCAAGAACCGAATCCACAGGAAAAGGATTCTGCTAAGGGCGCAACACTTAAACCTGCGCCTGAGCGCGTAGATTGGAATGATGCCGGAGACAACGGCCTGAATGCACTGGAGCGTGCCTCCTTACTGGCACAGGCCAAGACCCCCGCTACTACGGCAGGGGAGAGCTTTGCATCTGGAATGGGTAACAGTATCGTGGGGGCGGCCATCCGTAAAGCCTTATCCCCCACATTCGACCGAGACCCGAACTTTAACGCCAAGCAGACTCTGAGCAGTGACACTCGGGCTAAGCTGTATGCGCCAAACCAGGAAGAGATTGAGTACCTGCACGATTCTGTATCGGTCGAGGATTATAACTACCGCATGCAGCAGATGCTTGAGCAACGCGACCGTGACCGCCTAATGGCCGACAACACAGTAGCCGGGTTCGCGGGTATTCTGGTAGGTGATTCCCCGTTCATCCTGGCCCCTGTGTCTGCGGCGGGTATTGCTGGACGCACCGGCCTGGCCGTACGCTCCGCTATCCGTGCTGCTGACGTAGGTACAGCAATGTATGCTCAGGACCAACTGGGGCAATCTGCCGCAGTCACGGCGCTAATTGCCGGGGTGGCCGGTCTGGACCAACTTTGGGATATGTCTAGGGCCACCAAGGCTGCTGCCAGGGCCCGTACTGGGCGTGAGCCTGCTTTTGACACGGATGCGCCTACAACTCGTACAGCTAGGGACGCTAACGTTACAGGAGTAGGAGAGGGGGAGGATATCCTCACTAGGGCGCTGGATGAGAGTATCCCGGTATCCCGTAATAATACTACTGCAGTGACTGTGAAGGCACAGCACGTAATTCAGTTTTTGAAAACATCTACGCACTTGACAGCAGGCCAGAAGGCTATTCTGGATACTCTGGGAGATGCCGTAAACGACATCGATTTTAAACTGGTGGCCGGTTCAGCAAACCGTAGCCGGTACACCTATTTCCAGAGAGATTTAGCTTTACGTGGAGATGTATCACTGCGCGCACCTAAGAGCGCCAACGGCACTACGTGGGAGACGGCTGGGGACGCACTGCGCGCCATGGACGCGGGCACTAGTCGTGTAGCTGTGCATGAGCTGATTCACGCCGCCACCGCGCGCGCCGTTGACAGCAACCCGGAGTTGGCCAAGCGTCTGGAAGACATACGCGCTGCTGTGGCTGCTGACGCTACGCTGACTGGGCGTATGCGCTATTATGCTAGTGACGTGCACGAGATGCTGGCGGGACTAGGCGACAGCCCGGAGTGGGTGGAGTACCTAGCGCGCACCCAATCTGCTAGCGGTAAGAGCGTACTACGCCAGGTCGGGGAGTACATCATGAACGCTATGGGCATCAAGGCCAAAGGCTCTGCCTTGGAAGATGTCCTGGATGCGTACGAGGATGCCGTTAAGTGGACAGCTAAGGATTATGCAGACCAAGCCCAGAGCTTCCGCAGTGAAGCCTTTCAGGACCTAGCAGGCAGTACTACCCTCAACGAGGCTAAGGGTGCTCAAGCTATGCTAGATGGTGCTAAGAGTAAGTTTGCCACTATGTTCTCCTTGTATGATAATATCGCACAAGGTAACGAAGACTTGGCTAAACTGCTTGTATCGGATGCTACAGCAGTAGGCGGACGTAAGCCATCAGTAGTAGACTTCAAGCGCAACCTCACCTTAGAGATGGACGCAAGCGCCAGCATAGTAGAAGACGCTATTATCGGAGCGCTGCGGGACCGTGGCGTAGGTATGCTCTCACGGTTCTTCCACCGCCAGTCTTTCAGGACTGCACGTGCTGAGTTAGAAGGCCGTTTAGGTACATACCTAGATTCCGCGTATAGTGCCGAAGTTCATGGGCGTCCTGTGCCTGTACCCGATGCAGAGATTGCCCCACTGGTAGACGCATACCGAAGGTCTGGGTGGGCGGGTAAGTGGTACGAACATATGCGCGCAGCTGGTTTGGTTGACGATGGGGCGTTGGTTAAGTCCGACTACTACTTCCCGCGCCAGTATAGCTACGACAAGATGCGTCAAGGTATTATGCAAGGCAACACCCTGGACGATTACCGGGCCCTGTTCCGCTACGCTCTGCGGGATGTATATCCCAGCATGGAATCCGAAACAGTGCAGCGCGTTGCTAAGGAGATGGTTGATGGTATATACAATGGCCGTGCTGGACAGTCTGGCCCTATGTGGAAGCAGCTGATTAACGGTATGGGCAACGATGAGGTCGTTATGGCTATGCGCGGCGCTGGTGTAGATGAGTCTGCAATCCAGAGCTTCCTAACCGCTAACGTACGCGAATCCGGTAGCACATCCCCTGCGCGGAACCTGCGCCAGCGTACTCGGTTCAACATGGACAAAGAGTATCTGGTGAATGGTAAGAGCATGCGCATGCAGGACCTGATGGATACTGATGTAGCCAAGGTTATGCACGGGTATACTAACCGTATGTCTGGGCGTGTCGGTATGGCCTACGCCGGTGTACAGGACCTGGGGCAGTTGGGTAAGATGATTGATGAATCTAAGCATACCCTGGCTAATCCAGCCAAGTGGGAGAAGACTGTCAATGATACTATCGACCTTATCCTGGGCGGGGCACCCGCTGATGCGGGGCAGCTTCCGGACCTGCTGCGCGCAGCTGGTAATATGGCGAACGCCACGATGCTCAAGAACTCCGGACTGTACCAGATAACCGACACAGCTCTGGCTATGAAGGAGTTCGGTATGGCCAGGGTCCTGCGGAGTATGCGAGATCAACCCTGGTTCAAAGAGGGTTCTGTGGCTATTAATACCCCAGATATGGCATCACGTCTGGATGTTGTGCTGCGTGGTAACATCCAAAGGGATATGCGCTTCCGCTGGTTGAATACGTACGCCGACGATAACCTGGACCTAACCCGTCAGGCCTCTTGGTTCAACGTCACCCAGAACGTTGGGCAGGCTGCACGTCACGTCAACGGCATGAGTATGGTGCACCGGTTGCAGGTTAACCTGAACTCCGGTATTGTGGCGGACGAGCTTACGCAGATGTTCAAGGGTGATGCTGAGGCGTTTAAGCGTCTGGAGCGTTTCGGGCTTACCCGTGACGTTGCGGACCGCGCTATAGCTGCCAACAAGGCTAACCCGGGCGCTATGTTCCAGCCGGACCTGCAAATGCAAGTTGAGGTTGTAGGGACGCGCATGATGGATTATGTAGTGCAGCAGGTGCGTACAGGCGAAACCTCCCACTTCGCGCAGTTCAACCCTATCGGTAAACTTATTGTTGGCTACCAGAGCTTTGTACTGGCGGCCACTAACAAGATTCTCCGCAGAGAGTTGAACGATGCGGGGTGGATTGGTGTGGCACACATCATGGCTTACCAGTTCCCATTGATGTTGCTGGCTACTATGGCTAAACGTAGTATGGATGGCAAAGAGGCGGATACTAGCAGACTTATTAGCGAGGCTGCTCTGGGTATGAGCGCTATCGGCGGTATATCCATGCTGTCAGCTGCATTCCTTGGGGACACTCCGAGACACTCCCTAGTGTCGATGAGTTATATCACTGGGGTATTGGGGGCTCTGCAGGGGCTGGCTGCAGGGGATTCCGACATTAAGACATTCCTTAGACTGGTACCGTTAATCCAGGAATTCGCACCTACGCGAGCTATCATCAATAACTTCGGAGACGACTAATATGGCATTCAGCTGGCAAGAACAAATCAAGCCAGCTGGTACCCAGGATATCCAGTGCGATATTGAGTATTTGGACAAGTCCTATATTCATGTATACCTAGACGGTGCAGAAACCACTGGGTACACCTGGACCAGCGCTACTAATATCAGGCTAAATACAGCCTTGGCAGCAAGCACGACTGTGCTGCTAATCCGTAAGACAGAGCGAGAGTATCTGTACATCGAGTTCGCCAGTGGTTCTCCGTTCATTGAGGTAAACGTAGACTCCCAAAACACCCAGTTCTTGCACCTGGCGCAAGAACTGGTGGAGGGTCGGGCTATCCCCGGATTCTATGGTACTATTAGTATGAACGGGTACCGTATAACAGACTTAGCTAACCCAATTAACGCCCAAGATGCTGCCACTAAGGCGTATGTCGATACTGCGGATACCCTGCTAGGGCAACGCATTGATGCAGAGCATTCGGGGTGGGTGTCTGCTGTACATGCAGAGGCTGTTACACGGAAGGCCGCAGATGATGCTTTGAGTATGCGTACCTCCGCTCTAGAGAACACCTTTATAAGCGGTGTGGAAACGGTGAGTTACCCGTGGAGTACAGTATTAACAGCGGCCACGGACGAAGTAACCCCGGGTCTAGCCTTCACTAAGGCTGTAGTGGAGATTAACGGGGTTGGGCAGATTCGGGGTTACAGTTTCGAGATTGTAGATAATACTATACTGTTTGCAGAGGTCCTGCCTGCAGGTACTGTTGTAGCTGCCAGGCTTGGGGCTGACGTAACTGCAGGGGATGGCTTCGCTACGCAAGCGTCCGTAGATTACTTAGCTGACTCCTTGGGAGATTTGGCGTATCTAGACAAGGCTGCAGCTGTATCTGATGCAACGAGTACCGGGGATGTAGTGGCTAAACTTAATGCCTTGCTGGCAGCGCTACGCACCAGCGGGGTGCTGGCAACGTAACAGGAGAGAATATGGCGGGGGCGGCTAAACGTAGTCGTCTCTCGGAGCTGCACCGAATGTTCACCGAGGCTTTGATTGAAGAAATCAAGCAGTCGAAGGAAGATGAGGTGCCGCTCCCCGCCGCAGATAAATCCGTCATCGCTAAGTTCTTGAAGGACAATGACATCACCGCGGACGCAGATTCCGAGGAGATGCAGGACCTACGTGACGAATTCGATGACGAACTGGCGGCGCGCAGAGAGGCGCGTAAGAAAGAGATTTTAAACAAGATTAGTGGTTCAGACTCTGAGGACTTACTAGAAGGAATTGTCTAATGGTATCGGTGAAGACTGCGCGAAGACTGCACATGCTCAACCAGAAACTTACTGGTTATAATGCGAATCCGCGCAGTATTCCCAAAGAGGAGCGCGAGGACATCGCAATGATGATGGCCGCAGCGCTAAGCGACTTCCGGGAATTCGCATACATCGGTATGCGGTTCCTGGGCTTTACTCTCACGGACATGCAGGCAGACATTGCAGAATACATGCAGAAGGGCCCTAGGAAGCGCATGGTGGCTGCGCAGCGCGGTGAGGCTAAGTCTACACTGGCTGCGCTCTACGCTGTCTGGAGGCTCATACAGGACCAATCCTGCCGTATCCTGATTGTGTCTGGTGCCGAGAAGCAGGCGTCTGATGTAGCGAACCTAATCATCCGTATGCTGGAAACCTGGCCTCTACTGTGTTACTTGAAGGCTGACCCTACTCGTGGGGACCGTACTTCATTCGAAGGTTACGATGTTAACTGCGACCTGAAGCCGCTGGACAAGTCCGCCAGCGTAGCCTGTGTAGGTATAACCGCATCCCTGCAGGGGAAACGTGCGGACCTGTTGATTCCGGACGATATAGAAACCACCAAGAACGGTTTAACGCAAACCCAGCGTGAGCAGCTGCTGATGATTTCTAAAGACTTCGCAGCTATCTGCACACACGGGGATACACTATACCTGGGCACACCACAGACCAAGGATAGTATCTACAAAACCCTGCCGGGACGTGGCTTCGAGGTACGCGTGTGGCCGGGGCGCATTCCGTCTGTTGAAATGGAAGAGCGATATGGAAGTACACTTGCTCCTTATATCCGGGAGCTTATTGAGCGCGGCTATAAACGCACCGGCTTCGGCGTCGATGGGACGCTAGGCGAGAGCACGGACACTGGGCGCTATGACGAGGATGCTCTGATTGAGAAGGAGCTGGACTTCGGTCCGGAAGGCTTCCAGCTGCAGTACATGCTCGACACTACCCTGTCCGACCAGATGCGTACGCGTATCAAGCTTTCGGATATGCTGGTTTACTCTGGCAGCCAGGACTCCTCCCCGGAGACGTTCTCCTACATCGCGGACCGCCGGTACCTGTACCAGCACGAGCATGAGGGGATTATGGGCCAGCAGATGTACTTCCCGGCATTCTACGGGGACATGCACCTGCCATACCAGCATAAGGTGCTGGTGGTGGACCCGGCTGGTTGTGGCGGAGATGAAGTGTCCTACGCTGCCGGAGGCGCTGCTAACTCGTACATTCACCTATTCTCTGTAGGCGGCTTCCAAGGAGGTATCAGCGAAGAGAACATTGATAAACTGATTGACCTGTGCGTAGAGTTGGACATCCCGGATATGGTGGTGGAGAGCAACATGGGGCACGGTACCGTGTCTATGCTTATCCTGAACCGGCTGCGGGAGCGACGTCTCGCCGGTATCGGTGTACGGGACCTGAATAACTCCACGCAGAAAGAGCGTCGTATCATCGACACAATCAGCCCAGTTACTCGTCGACACCGCCTGGTGGTGCATGAGCGTGCTATTCACGACGATATTAGCACCTGTATGGCATACTCCCGCGATAGGCGCTGGTTGTACTCTGCGTTCGCGCAGTTGGCTGGTATCACGTACGACCGCGGCAGTCTGGCTAAGGATGACCGAGCAGACGCAATCGCCATGATGGTGGCTACGCTGAACGGGCACCTGGTGGAAGACGAGAAAGTGGTGGCTGAGAGGGAGTCTGAGAAGATGGCTCGGGCCTTCATTGAGAACCCGCTGGATTGGGCACAGAGCAAGGTGTCTAAGGGCCTTAGGGGCGTAACCGCTCGGCTGCAGAACCGGGGCAGAGGTAAACAACATAGAGGAAGAAGATAATGGCATCAATCATCGCAGCTAAAGCTGCGGACGTACAGTACGCCATTGTAGGCACGTGCCAGAACCTGGAGAAGCAGGTGCAGCCGGACTACAACGTAGGCTTCGTAGGTACGACTGCCCTGACTAAGCTGAACACGTTCTTCACGTACATGCAGTCCCAGGGTTATATGGCTACCCGTGCCGGTACAGCCTTTAAGGATGATGGTACGCTGCAGGCGCGCCTGTTCAGCATGCTCTCGCAGCTCTCTAAGACTGGCTACGTCGCCCTTACGGGTACAGGTATGCCGCTCGGTGAGGGTTCTGGTACAGCGTTTGATGATTCGTTCACCGCACCGCAGAGTGCATTCGTAGCCGCTACTGACGCGGCAGGATAAGGAGAGTACACATGGCAATTGCAAAAGCAACCCCAGCACAACAGCAGGAGCTGCTGCGTCAGCTAAACATTCTCGGTAAGGACCTGTACGCAATCCTTACGCAGCCGCAGGATGTGGCCCAGACTGGCGCTGCCTTCGATACCAAGATTGCTGCGCTTGGAGCCGCGGTAGCCGCAGTGAAGGCTGCTAGCTAATGCGTAAACTGGTCGCTGGGTTACTGCTCGCGGTTACTCTGACTGGTTGCTCGGCGACCTCTGCACTCACCGGCTTAGTTGGTTCTAAGCCGGATGTGTCTGCTCAGGTTGGTGCCGAGAACACCAAACAAACCGTTGGCTTGAATAACAAGGTGGACTCCAGCACCACCAACAAAACCGATGTATCAGATTCTAACGTAGGCACTTTGGATACGTCCAGTAAGAAGCAGGTGCAAACCATTAGCACCGGGACAATCCAGGCAGAGCGCCTGCAGGTGGTTAACAATGATAGTTACAGTCTTATCCTCGCCGGATTAGCTGGGGCCAGCATTCCTTTGGTCTTCCTAGTGGTCATTCTGGTGATTCATAAGCTGTTCAGGAAGAAGGGGCAGCAGGATGATTAAGGTGGGAGACATGGTTGGGGCAGACCTCGCTACCCGGGCAGGTGCAGCAGTTACCGGCGCTACGGTATCAGGAGGTTGGTTGGCAGAGTTAATGAGCTGGAACTGGAGCACTATCAGCTTCATCACTGCGACGGTGTGCGCGGTGCTAACCCTGGCGTGGAATGCGTATTACAAGCGACGTACATTCAAGCTCCTAGAGGAGCAGGTACGTAAGGGGACTATTAAATATGAGTTTAAGGACTAAGGTTGTGGCGGCCCTCACGGGGGGCACCATGCTTGGCGGTGCCATTACCGGCGTAGTCCAGCACAACGAGGGCCTGAGCCTTGAAGCCTACAAGGATAGTGCCGGTGTCCCTACAATCTGTTATGGGGAGACAAAGGGCGTCAAGATGGGCCAGAGAGCCACGCTGAGCGATTGTCAGAAGCAACTGATACAATCAGCAGGGGAACACGCAAAGGCCCTTGACGGGCTTCCCATGCAGCTCTCTGATGTAGCTCTGGTTGGGTCTATAGACTTCATTTATAATGTAGGCGTAGCTGGCTTCAACGGTAGTGCCGTGAAGCGCCATCTCAAAAGCCTGAACTACGCAGCGGCTGGGAAGGCTGTGCTAGATTGGCGCTATATTAGCAAGTACCAGCAGAAGTCCCCTGGCACTGGCTGGGTGTACAAGGGCAGCAACCGCTGGACCTTCGACTGCTCCCAGTATATTAACGGGAAGCGCAATAGAGTGTGCTGGGGCCTGTGGGAGCGCCGACAGTGGCAAAGCAAAGCCATTGGGAACCAGTATAAGAATGTAAATGCTGTGGTGACAGCTCTCACTAAGACCGGAGGATAAATGGCATTAATTAGATTAGTAGCTCCCGGGCGGGTGTTCTCCGACTTGGCGAGCATGGTAGCATACCCAAACTTTCAGGTGCAGGACAAGATTACCCTGCTGGGTAGTGCCGGTGGGGATTTCACCTTTACTACTACTGCGTCGGTAGTGGATAACGGAACCGTGTTTGCTGTACCCGGTGGGTACCTGCTACGTAAATTCGTGGGCCCAGCATACAGCTCCTGGTTCAGCAACTGGACGGGCATAGTCACGTTCATGAGCGCGCCTAATAGGCACCTGGTTGTGGACACGGTCCTGCAGGCCACGAGTGTGCTCAACATCAAAAGCAACTCTACGCTAGAGTTTACCGATACCGGAAGAATCCTACCGGATGCTGCGGTTGCACGTCAAGTGCTTAATATTATCGGCTCGGCACCCTCGGTGTTCGTACCGTTAGCAGCGGATGCCGCGGCGGGCAGTAAAGTCATTACGGTGGCTGCTGGGGCTTTGTCTGCGGTAAAAGGTACGTACTTGTATCTTCGCTCTAACAAGCTGTGTGATGGTGGTCCTAACACCTGTGGTGTAAAGATTTCCCAGATTAGGAAAGTGGTGGGGGTTAGCACCTCCGGTGGCGTCACCAGTATTCGGCTGGATAAAGCGCTGCACTATAACTACCACCTGTCTGATGCCGCGGAAGTAGGTATCCCGACAATGGTGGAGAACGTAACCTTAGTATCCCCGTACATCAACGAGTTCGGCTACGACGACTTGAACCGGTTCTTTACTGTCGGTATCTCCGCCAACTTCGCTGCGGACTTGCACATCCAGGACGGGGTTATTATTGGCAACAAATGCCCGGGGGCTTCTGATATAGAAGGGCGTAGTGCTATCAAGTTCAATAACTGCGTAGATAGTACCGTTAAGGGTACGTACTTCTACAACATCGGATGGTACGGGGTAGAGGTGCTCGGCTGCTCAGAGAACACGGAAGTACACGATATCCACGCCATGGACGTACGCCACGCAATCTCTCTGAACTGGCAGCGCACTGCAGACGGGGACAAGTGGGGAGAGCCTATCGAGTTCTTAGGCGTTAACTGCGAAGCCTACAGCACAACCCAGGCTGGGTTTGATACTCACGACATTGGTAAGCGTGTGAAGTTCGTTCGCTGCGTTTCATACGACAGTGCTGACGATGGGTTCCAAGCGCGCACTAACGGGGTGGAGTACTTGAACTGTCGAGCTTACCGTGCAGCTATGGACGGGTTCGCCTCCAACACCGGTGTAGCCTTCCCTATCTATAGGGAGTGCCTAGCTTATGACAACGTACGCTCTGGCTTTAACTGCTCGTACGGCGGTGGCTACGTTTATGACTGCGAGGCTCACGGTAGCCGGAATGGTGTGCGAATCAACGGGGGCCGTGTTAAAGGCGGTCGGTACACTCGCAACTCCAGCTCTCACATCTTCGTCACTAAGGATGTAGTTGATACCGCGCAGACATCCCTGGAGATTGATGGCGTGAGCATGCGCTACGACGGTACCGGGAGAGCTGTGTACTTCCACGGGACTATGGGCATTGACCCTACCCTGGTATCTATGTCCAATAACGACATGACCGGTCACGGCTTGTTCTGGGCATTACTGCGCGGTTATACTGTGCAGCCTACGCCGCCACGCATGTCCAGGAACTTGCTGGACGACACAAGCATTCGCGGGGTGGCAACACTGGTTGCTGGTAAGGCTACAGTCAACGCCCGTGTACGCGGAAACTTTGGCAGCGCAGCTAACTCCTTCAAGTGGGTGTCTGAGGTTAAGTTGACGCGGTTGACCTTTCCTTCTAGTGCTGGGGCCTTGACGGTTACTAGCGTAACTCAGAACCGGGGTGTGCCTACACCTAATCCGGACCTAAACAGCTTCGTGATTAGTAGCAGTAACGTAGCGGATGTATCCCAGGTAGCGTGGGAGGTGTATCTCTAAGTAGCTCCCTGGGGTATCTCTATGGTATCCCGGGGCACTACTTGGGGTACTGCTGGGGGTGCACGTCTATACCTGGACCTGAAATTTATTAGACTCATGCGACAGGGTCCCTCACCCTCAGCGCGAGCAATTGCCCCCATAGGGGGGTGCCTAGCGTCAATTTAGGGGGGGGGGGCACTGCTAGGTAGCCCTAGTGCGCACCAGTGGGCTACGTTCTAGGGCTATCGCTAGTGCTACCCTATGCCTATGCCTGTGCGTGGCACTGTGTGGCTCCTGTGCGCTCTACGTGGCACTGGGGCCATCCCTGGTGCGCTCCCTGTGGGCCATAGGGGTGCGCTCTGCCTTGCTTATTTTGCGGGGCCATAGTACGTGCCTAGTGGGCCTGTCCAGTGGGGCCATAGTGGGCCAGCTAGTGCGCTGTAGTGCTATCGCTAGTGCTATCCCTAGTATGCACTAGGCTATCCACTGGCTATCCGTAGTGCTTTACATTGTGCCGATTATATGCTACGCTGCGCGCTCCCCACTAGGGCGCACATCCTCACCCAACACTATCCCGCGCTATCCATTTGCTATCCCTTTGCTCTTACTTTCATTCGAAAGCTAATACGAAATGATGTTACAGGAGTAGGAGGGTTTTAGGGCACTATACATACTACTACTCACTACTACTCACTAGTACTCACTAGTAATGCCCTGTATGACCGACCGTAGGGAGGGAAGCATTAACTACCCATTAACTAGCCTCATAGCTTAACCGCTCCCACAGCTTACGCTGTATGGTCGCTGGCTATGAGTCTACCCAACACTTTGTAGTATTGGCTAGTAGTGGCTACACATTAAATAGATAAGGAGTTATACATGTTACCGTCTAGTCGGGCTAAGGCTAAGGCCACTGGTAGTACATACTACTACTACACAGGGAAGCCCTGTAAGTATCAGCACACAGCGAAGCGCCTCACCAGTTCAGGTGAATGCTCTGAGTGCTTTAAGGTTAGGGATAAGGCTAGGAGTACCATCCCCGCTGCTAAGGAGCGTAGGCGCGCGTACTATAAGGACTATCAGGTACGCAAGGCGGAGGCCCTGAGAGAGTACCGCAAGACACGTCGACCTAAGCACATTATGACAGAGGAGCAATTATGGCGTAAGGCGCGGCACAGTGCGCGCCACCGTGCTGCGCGTACTCAATCCGTACCTCCATGGTACGGTGAGTGGGGTGAGTTTGTTATGTTGGAGGCTATCGCTTTAGCAGCCGAGAGGGCAGAGTGTACTGGCACAGCGTGGCATGTTGACCATATGCTACCGCTAAAGGCTAAAGAGGTGTGTGGCTTACACTGTGCGGGGAACATTCAGGTGATACCTGCAACGCTTAACACACATAAGTGTAACAGGCTGCTATTCACAGAGCCGCTGGAGTGGCTAAAGGCATAAACTCTAGGTAATACAGTGCTATAAATGCTGTATTACCTTTTTTCTAAAAAGTGCTTGCTTTTTTAAATCTGCTAGGTGTATATTTATCCCATCGAAAGCGATACGGTCTACCGGGTAGCTCTAGATTCCAGAGTCAACTGGATAAGTAGACAGCCTGATAAGTCATACGAAAAACAGGTATTGACAACAGCAGTAAACGGTTTTATAGTTCGAATCATGTTGCGGAGCGGTGTAGCGCCTAAAGGTGCCCTGACCACTAACCCTAGATACATGATAGCGGTAAAGATGTAACGTCAAGAGCTGAGACGACAAACGGCTGGGGCGCTGAGGCGCTGCCCCATAAAAGAATAGCGCCGAGAGGTTGAGTCCCTTCCACGGTTGTGCAGTGGGTCGTACTCACAGGTTAGCAGTCCTGAGCCGATAAGTGCAAAGGCAGTCGCTCCCGTATCCAGTGAGCGCGGCAAATACTGCTGGTATCCTAGCAACCACGGAGCTAGGGGCGTTTGAGTTAGGTTCTAGGCGGGCAAGTACATTCCGCCAGAATCTAACCCGTCAAACGTTATAAGGAGCACTATAATGAAATACAAAGATAAATTGAAACAACAATTCGAGGGGCTTGAGAAGTTATCAGGCCCCGAGTTGAGAAAGCGCCGGGACGCATTGAACCGCGCCGGGTATATGCGGACTAAGCAATCCGCCACGTTCAGTACGAATGTACGCGGCAAGACTAAGACCAAGGGCAGCAGTAAAGAGCCCAAAGGTTGGTACACTGCTGGGCAGTTCGGACGTTAATTACAGCCTATAGCATCCTATGAGGTGCTATGTGAAGTAATTACCTAAACAACCAATCAACGAGGTGCATTATGACCCATTCAACTGGTAAAGTATTCAAGCTCACCGCTGCGGGCAGCATTCGCAAAGCGCTTGGCGACGTAGTAGAAGCAAAGCGTAACATCACTATCAGCGCTCTGTTTCACGGCCTGATTAGCAGCAATGTTTCCTGGGCTACGGATATGCAGCGCAGCGATGCCGCGGACTTTGATATGGTGTTGCGTACGCTGTTGCCTATCAAGTTCAACAAGGAGTCCGGCAAGTACGAATTCAATGCTAAGAAGTGCTATGCGTCTGCTGAGAAGCTGGGCATCGAACTGGACAGTATGCGTCTGGACTATAAACAAGCTGACAAGCAGGGCCGCGAAGTGATTGTAGCCAGCTTCTATAGCTCCTGTACGGCCCTGTACGCCGCCGAAGCAGAGCAGGTGAAGAATGACGCACTTGATGCCGATGCAGTGCGCCTGCAAGCGCTGGGGCGCGTTAAAAACGCCATCAAGAAGGCCAAAGAGACTGGCGTAAGCGACGCAGACCTCGTGTCTATGCTGGTATCGCAGGGCGTGGATGTACGCGCTGTACTGGACGCAACTTTGAAGGCGGCGGCATGATTTATAAAGTCCCGGTTATCAAGTGGTGGGCCTTGTGCCCCGCGGCCAACGATGCCGACGCCTTCGATATCCCTATGCGGGCAATCGCTCAAAAATGGGTGTACGAGGGATTGGGTGAGTATCTCTAGTAGCAAGCCTATAGCGTCCTACGGGGCGCTATGTGAATGCAACTAGCGTATGAGGTTCATATGAAAGCGATATTGGTTTATCCGGGCCATGAACTCTGGCCCGTGTGGTGCAATCGGGTATACGCAGAATACAACTACACTGTGGTCATATTCTCTGACAAAGACACTAATCAGGAATCCCCTTTAGAATTTGTGGGTACCTACACCGAAATGGCTTCCCGCACTGTGCTGGACGCCGTGAATCTTGGCATTATCAACGACTGGAGACAACTATATGGTTAATGTATTCAACATCATTGTGACCAGCGCTATGCTGGTGCTGGGCAACGACGTAAACAACCCGGTGCCCTATTGCACAGTGCAGTTGCAGCAACCCGCAACGCAAGAACCGCAGCCGCGTCCAGCGTAGGACCTATTCGAAGACCCCGAGGGCGGTTGTAAAGAGCTGGGCGCGCGTATCCTTGCCGCGGTGCAAGAGCAATACCCGGACGCCGCTGTAACGCTCACGGTGGATGGTAAGAGCAATAACGAAATTTGAGGTGGGGGCATGCACGGAAAGAATCCTGAAACGCTGCTGATGCGTAAGCAGCAACAAACTATTGACGGGCTGGCGCGGGAGTACAGCGCAAAGGCGGCACTGCGCCAGCACTATGAGAAACAAGCAAAGCGCCTGGGTATGACCCTGCGCGGCTACTGCCAACGGTTTAACGTGCGGGGTGTGGTATGAAGTACGACGTGTACCTAGAGACCTATAGCGGTCTGTATTATCTCATCCCTGTGGAAGGGGCAATTAATGAGCGTCGCATACTTTTAACCACTGCGGGATTGGTGCGGAGCAGTTACCGAGCAGGTGACGTTATCACCTCTCCGGCTTTTGTATTGGTGGCACGAAACTGCGTGCCTAAGAGAAGCCTATGCTCACAGTAGACGAAACCGCGCTGCTGTGCTGGAAGCTGCTGGAAACACAAGGCAAGTGCGGGTGCCTGTGGGAAACATTCAAAGAGGTTCCAGATGAACTCAAGCAAATCATACCGGTCGAGCGTAGACTCCTCCGAGTTCGTAGGCAGGACTCTACGGTGGTACTCACCACGTACCGTGAGTATACAGAGTCTGCCGCGCGGCAGTTGCAAGACCACATCAAATTCGATGTGGTCGCGGCGCTGCTACGGCACGGATATCGTGGAGCCTATACTAGATTTAGGGCGGCTGTGCGCTCATATTATAAGCAACGACAACTCGCTGCGTGGTATGCACGCTGAGCTATTAATACACGACGCAATACAATTAACTCAGGAGCAAATGAAAATGCAAGAGAATAACACAGCACCTATCGAATGGGAAGTAGTTTTACCGGAAGGTGCAAACGCACTGCCGATGAAAGAGTCAATGTATTCCAGCGGTGATTACTGGACCCCGTTCCAGGACTTGAAAATGCAAGGTTATGACCACCCACACACTGAGGGCGCACTGCAGGCTCTTATGGGCCTCCTCAAAGTCAGCGCAAACACCCCGGGCTTAGAGGTCGCTATAGGCGGAGCACTTCATCCGAAATATCGGGACATTTACAAGGCTGCCGGCCCGTTGCAAAAGGTGGACTTGTACCATTCCGGAACTTTCTTCGAACTACTTACCCCGGCGCGGATCACTATCGACAACAAGTTCTGGGAACGTCGCCGCGACTTCTATGAGGACGGAGATGTAGTGGTTGAGCGTGTACTTGCTAGCGTCGAAGCATTCACCGGCTACAAGGTGCACAAGCAAGCCCTGCAGTTATTCGAACGCATTATGCTTGCGCCAGACTATAATCAGCGCCGGGTGTATACTGGGTACGATTACGGCAGCCACATCCGAGACGTGCACGCCGCGGCGCTGCTCATGAAGTTGCACGGTTTCGTAGTGTCTAGATTCGCCGTGCCTTTGGGCTTTGGTTTCCGCAACGGTGAGCCCATCGTTATGCTGGGGCAGCCGCGGATGCACAAGGATTTCGCCGCAGTTACTGAGTACCACTGCGTAGAGATGCGCGTAGGTAAGTGGCTCGCCAATTACTATGGCAACGGCGTAGACTTCCGCGACGCTATTGAAGACCTCAAGGCTATGAACGTAGACCCTACAACGTATCTGTGCAAGACCGAGCAGGAGTGGTACGATGCCTATGAGAACGGCCCGGGTAGCTGCATGAGCGGGTACTGCTTTGAGAGTAGCCCTGTGCGGACGTACGCCACCACCAGCCACGGGCTGCCAGATAACGGGTTGCGCCTATTCATCCAGTACACCGGGGAGCTGTTCGGTGACGATTTCGAAGTGCAGGCACGGGCAATCGTTAACACAGAAACTAACGAGTACGTCCGTGCTTACGGCAACGCTGCTGATGCAATCCTGCGAGGGCATGGGTACACCAGAAACACTGGCTGTTTGGAAGGTGTACTGCTGGCGCGTATACCGCACCCTACCTATACCGGCGCGGTGCTGATGCCGTACCTAGATAGCAGCCAGCGCGGCGTAGATGAGTATGAGGAGGATGCCTTTGTAATCCGTGATGCTTATGAGTACGAGGCGCAAGACTCAGAAGGATACATCTACGTAGACACTGAGTCTGCTCGGTGCTGCTGCTGTGAATGACGCTACTCTGTAGATGACATGCAGGAGACCGCAGATGGTGATATGGTCTGCGACGGCTGCGTAGAAGAAGGGGATTTTGTGTATGTAGTTGGGCGTGATGGTCTGCATAATCGCTGGAGCTGCACTTGGTCTGATTACCACGACGCCTATGTATATGACGCGGACATTGAGCACTGTTCGGTAGAAGGGGTAGTGCATGACCAAGAAGAGCTGGTGTTTGCACAGGACCGGCAGGTGCTTATTGAGCACGCAGAAGAACACCCAGTGCACGGGTTAATTCTCACTGAGCATGCAGCTGATTGCCTGGGCGAGAAGTACCTAGGCAACGACGATGAAGAAGAAGTAGAGGAGGCAGCTTAATGTTCTTGAATCCGCACGGGATTGATGTGCAGCTGCTCTTGCAGATACTGCAAACGCACCGGCCTAGCTGGGCGAGCACTAAGTGGTTTGAGCCGCTGCTTATGCAAGCGCTGGGTAGTGGTATGCACTACGTAAAGGACAAGCACGGGAACTACTTCGTGCTGGTGGGAGACTCAGAGCAAAGTGACGTAGCGTTTACGTCTCATCTCGACACAGTGGCGCGCCCAACCAGCGCTGCGCCGGACGTCGGCTGCACTAACAAGGGCGTACTGTTCGTAAAGAATCCGCAGCAGGCTGACTGTTTGGGCGCGGACTGCGGTGCCGGTATCTACCTGATGCTGGAGATGCTGCGTCGGGGTGTGCATGGACGCTACTGCTTCTTCGTGGATGAGGAGGTAGGTTGCGAGGGTAGCGCTGCATCGGTCAAGGATGACTCTGGATTTTGGACTGGGGTCAAGGCGATGATTAGCTTCGACCGCCGTGGCGACGGTATCATTACGCATCAAAGGTATATGCGCTGCTGCTCTGACACCTTTGCCAAGACCCTAGCAGAGCGCCTGGGACGCGCGGAGCAGCACTTGCAGGAGGGTGTGTATACTGATTCGGCTGAGTTCGTTGGCATCATTCCTGAGTGCACCAACGTAGGTGTAGGGTACATGCACGAGCACACCCCGGATGAGGTACTGGACCTGAACATCCTGGGGCAAGTGCTAGAGCAGGTACTGCAAGATGGTACATTCTCGCACCTACCGATTGAGCGGGACCCTAAGGTAGTGGAACCAGACCAATGGCTCTCTGCGCCAACGCTCAGTTTACGGCAGCCGTGGGACATGCCCCCGGACGAGGACCCACAATTGCTGGCTGCGTTCCGCGTAGTGTCACAGCTTTCTAAACAACAACTTGTTAGCTGGATGCAGGAGAACCCAGCGAAGGCGGCGGAGTACATCATGGTGTTCTCCGATTATGGATTCAAAGAAGAACTGATTGAACTAGGCACCCGAGTCGTAGAGGACTGGGGCGGATACGATAATATTGTGGAGGGTTGATTATGCAAAAGTTTAAAGTTGGCGATAAGGTTGTGCGTAAAGAGGGTATGGGTAAAGATAAATTCTTTCGGGACAGTATTGGTGGTAGCATATACTATGTAGTGACGTCCGTGAGCAACGGCGGTTACTGGCTACAGCTAGACGGGTGGTGTAGTAACCGCAGCACACACCCTTGGTACGTGCCTAATTTTGAGCTGTATCAAGAACAAGAGAACGAGCTACCACCGGTTCCGGATGGCGTGACCTATATGAACTCTAAACGTGCCCCAGGCAACGACCAGCGGCTTGTCCTAGAAAGATACAGTTATACTGATGAGAACCTACTCTATATAGGAATAGTTTCTAAAAAGAAAAGCACCCGGGCAGAGTTGGAGATTGGGATTAACATCGACCCTGATTCAGCCCTGCAGTTGGCACACGACCTGCGTCGCATGGCTATGAAAATAAAACGCGAGCAGAAGTAATGGACCAGCCATGGCTTAGAGCGTGCAAGCGCCTGGCCGTGGGGCAGAGGGCACGCTTTCGGTGCTGCGGCAGGGACGCCGCCGGGGTGCTCTACAATAACCCGGATGCCTGGGAGTATTACTGCCACCGCTGTAAACGGGTAGGCAAGGAGCACAAGCAGTACCAGCGCATACAGTTACAGGAAGAGCCGAGGGTGCAGCCCTCTGCACCTGCAGATGCAATTTGCATTAGCCAAGCGCCTGCGGAAACGCAGAGTTTTATTTACGGATTCCTGACCACAAAGGGAATCATGCCTGAAATGGTGGAGGATGCAGAATGGAGCAAAGAGAAACAGCGGATAATCTTCCGTGTCGGAAGCGCTGCTCTGGGCCGTGCAGTGCATGCCCGACAGCAACCGAAGTGGGCAATGTACGGTCAACCGGTACCATTCGCTGCCGCGGCACCTGCCGTAGCACCGGCTGTGGCTGCAGCCGCACCTCTAAAGGTCGTGCTCACCGAGGACTATCTATCAGCGATCAAATATCAGCACGCGATTACGAACTACTCTGCAATGAACGTGCAGGCTATAGCTATGCTGGGTACTCGCTTGCCCATGCAGCTAAGGGCGTGGCTGATACAAAACAAACCGACAGTGATACTGTCCCTGGATAATGACCAAGCGGGGCACTCCGGCGCGGCCATGATACGCCGCGCGCTACGTCCCTTTATGTCGTGCCACGAAATCTACTACGACGGGGATCCAAAAGGGGCAACAATACAGGAGCTATTAGATGGTATTAGGAGCGTGTAAGGAGCATAAACAGAAGGGAGGGCCAAAGGGTTACGGAAATACCACATTCAATGGGCGGAAGATACCGCTGCATAGAAAGGTTTATTGCACGGCGCACAATATATCCCCAGAGAGCATAGCCGGGTTAGTTGTGCGTCACAAGTGCGATAACCCTAGATGCATTAATCCCGAGCATTTAGAATTGGGTACGGTCAAGGATAACGTCCATGACTGTATTGCCCGGGGTAGGGTTAGACGTGGAGTTTCTAAAGGGGAGCAGAATGGGTACTCCAAGCTAACAGCGCAGCAGGTGGACTATATCAGGAAGACCTACAGGCGGTACAGCAGGGAACACGGCACACCGGCCATAGCTGCTAGCCTTGGTGTAAGTGTGTCAGCAGTGCATGATGTATTGAAAGCTAAAACTTGGAGGCTCTAATTGGATCTAATAGTTGTTCGTGCAATGTGCACGCAGAAGGTGTGGAACCGACTGCGTGAACAGATACCCAAGTCTATGCTCGCGCCAGATACATCGAACCTACTGGACTGGGTGGGGTTGTACTGGAACACGTACCCGGAGCACCAGGAAGTGCAGTGGGACGCGATGCAGAGCATGCTAAACCTCCGGGCCGGGCACTTATCCCGGGAAGAGCGGGTAATCATGGACGAGCTTATGCGGGGAGTACAAGCCGTACCGCAGGATTCTGTGGTAGGGATTGTCCAGACCCTGAATGAGCTGGCCTACAGCGGGGAGGTAGCAGCGCTTACGCAGCGCTACCAAGACGGTGAGGAGATTGATTACCTCCTGGAGATGAAGCACCTGCAGCGCAAGTACGGCGACGGTGCTGCAGTGCATGAGTCGCTGCTTGAATGGGAGAGCGGAAGTGTTGACGAAATACTTGCCGCGACTGACGAGAGCGGCGGTCTTAAACTGGGCGTGTTCGAGCAACTCGCTAGCAACATCCGAGGTCTACGTGGCGGGGACTGCATCGCAGTGGCCGCCCCTGTGGACTCTGGTAAAACTAGTCTGCTTGCTGCTATTGCTGTGGATTTTGCTGAGCAAATGCAGCAGCAGCCGGAAGTGTACGGGGACCGCCCTATCCTCTGGCTGGTTAACGAGGGTCCGGCGACGCGCACAGTGCCGCGGGTATATCAAGCGGCGCTGCACTGGACTCTGGCTGAGATTAAGGACCGGCACAGTAAGCAAGAGTTCGTGCCAGCCTACCTCAAGAAAGTAGGCAGGGCTGACCGGATTCGTGTTAAGGCTGCGCATTCCTTGACTATGGCGCAGATATCCACGCTCATGGAGGAGATGCGCCCTGCGGTAATCATCATCGACATGGTGGCGAACATCCGTGGCGGCACTATGGAGACCGAGCACCAGAACCTCGAGGCGAAATGGCAGGAGCTGCGCATACTCGGGTGCGAGAATGACTGCGCTATCGTAGGCACTATGCAGCTTTCACTCGAAGGTTACAACATGCTGTTCCCGCCGCTCACCGCTATGAAGCAGAGCAAGATTGGTGTACAGGGCGCCTTGGACTTGGCGATTATGATGGGGTGCTTGGACAGAAACGAGCAGCCGCACATGCAAAACGTACGCGGTATCAGTACTCCGAAGAACAAGATGGCACTATCTGGTAAAGAATCGCTCCTGCAATTCGAGGTGGGATTCGAGCCGGGTCGTTGCCGCTTTGACGAAGGCCAGATTAACCGGTGACTTCCCTAGCGCCTTCTATGAGGGCGCTATGTAGGTACAATAGGAGGCTATTATGCTTAAACCGTCAGACATTAACTATCTCGATGATGAGGTAATCAAGGCGTACGCTGCGTCTGCAGGTACTTTCCGTAAACGATTCGCGCTGGACAGCAGCCAGCTGATTGTGCATCTAGCTATCAATAAAGCTCGGAGGGTTGAGTGGAAATGATAACCAGTATAATGCACATTGACCTGGAGACGGAGAACCATGAATATTACGGCTCTAAAGCAAGCCCATACTGCCCTGACAACTATGTTGTTGAGTCAGCATGGCGTATCGACACGACACAGGCTGACGGTACTACCACTGTTGGCGCGACTCAATCGGTGCGATTCAATTCAAGAGCTGATTTCTTGGCGGGAAACAGTGCAGCAGAAGGCTGCCGGTGGTTTCATATCCCAGAGGATTGCTGGCTTATTGTTGCGCACAACGCAGCCTATGAGATTTCTTGGTTTCTCACGTACCAGCGGCAGCAGTTTGAGGCCTTCCTAAAGCGGGGGGGTCGCGTATTCTGTACGATGCATTCTGAGTACATCGCCTCGGACTTTCAGAGCATGTATCCGTCGCTGGACGAGACGGCTCCTAAGTACGGCGGTACGCACAAAGTAGACGGGGTTAAGATTCTCTGGGAGCAGGGTGTGTTAACCTCCCAGATTGACCCGATGCTGCTGCATGACTACCTGGTTAACGGGGACATCCCGAACACGGCCCTGTGCTTCTACGGCCAGTGCGCTACGTTCGCCCAGCGCAATCAGATGCAGTACGTGTGGGAGCGTATGGATGCCTTGCTAGCTTGGGCGTACTGCGAGTGGTTCGGCCTGTTCGTGAATATGCCAATTGCACGCAAGAACCAGGAGGAGCAGGAGCAGCGCATCCGTGAGATTAAGCAGGAGCTGCAACAGTACATCCCGAAGGACTTGCCGGAGACTCTTGACTTCAACTTCGGGTCGGACTTCCATATGTCAGCACTGGTGTACGGCGGGCCTATCAAGTACCGCAAGAAGGTGCCATATGACCCGCCGCAGTACGTCAAGGCCGACTTCTATAAGTACGAGGACGAAGAGGGCGCGCACACCTATATACCTGTACACGACACGCACATGCAAGAACTTCAAACGGAAGGCGGATGGTGGCGTGTAGTGACGTATCGTGCGGGTAAGAACAAGGGGCTCCCTAAAGTATTCCGCCTCGATACCGAGGAAGAGAAACTTAAATGGGAAGACGACCTTTACTTCTGCCCGGGCCTAGTGAACATACAGGAGCTGCCGGAAGTTATCCGGGAGAAGTATGCAGAGCGCGGAGAGTTCCGACAGGCGCGCACCATGCAGGACGGTACGCCAGTATACAGCACCAGCACTGACGCAATGGAGGCGCTGGCCCGCCAAGGGTTCGAGTTCTGTAAGTTGGTGAATGAGCTGGCGGCGCTGGAGAAGGACACCGGCACGTACTATTTGAGAGAGGTCCTGGACGCAGAAGGTAAGGTCAAAGAGCGGAAGGGTATGCTGCAGTACGTAATCCCTGAGCGCCCAGATGGTTCCGGTATCATACACCACCGGCTGAATACTTGCGCCACCGTAACCGGGCGCTTGAGTAGCTCTAACCCGAACCTGCAGAACCTACCCCGACCGGATGAAGACGGGGATGGGGTAGCTAAATCCAAGGTGAAGCAGGTATTCACCAGCCGATTCGGGGATAACGGACGCATCACTGAGGTTGACTACTCGGCGCTGGAAGTGGTTATGTCCTGTGTGCATACGGGGGACACCAAACTACTGGGGCTGCTGCAGGGCGGCACGGATATGCACTGTTACCGCCTAGCTTTCCGCGAGGAACTGCCGTATGAAGAAGTGTATGAGCGCTGCCACAACAAGAAGCACGAGCTGCATCCGCTTTGGAAGGCAATGCGTACAGGTATTAAGGCTCCTAGCTTCGCAGCCCAGTATGGCGCTACGGCTAAGGGGATTGCGTTTGCTACTGGATGTACGGTGGAATTCGCACAGGCTTTCTTGGACAACGAGGCTGCACTGTTCCCGCAAACAATTGGCTTCCGCGCTGTTGTCAAGGAAGAGGTAGAACGTACCGGTGCAGAGGGGCGCATGTACCGGGAGCAGGCTGACGACGGCAGCTACCGAATCTACCGCATCGGGACGTGGACCAGCCCTGCTGGTGCCCGCTACAGCTTCCGTCAGAAGGAGCAGTGGAAAGAGGTTGTGCCCGGGCAGCGTAAGCAGAAGGTCATGGACTACAAGGAAACCGAGATGGCTAACTACTGGTGCCAAGGGGAAGCATTCTTCCTGATGGCGGTGGCAGCCGGTATGGTTCTGCGTGCGCTACTGGCCCGTGATTGGTTCGACAATCAGGTGTGCCTGATTACGAACGTGCACGATGCGCTCTATACCGACTCAGCTAACGAGGAAATTGCCGTGCTGGCTGGGAACCTGGTTAAGCAGTGCATGGAGGACGCACCTAAGCGTATTCACCAGCTCTG